CTCAAAAAGAATAACAACGTGCAATGGATCAAATGCGTCAAGATCAGATAGATCGCGAACGTATAGATGCCTAGCGTGATATCGCAGAAATGAAGGACGATACGACGAGGGATAGACTTGACCAACAAAAGGAACTAAAATTAATTGATCTTGGATTAAAACAACTATAAATATGATAAAAGTTACAAAAGTAAACGAACAGAAAACACCTAAAGTTTTAGACGGCAAACAGTCTTATTCCAACAAAGGTACTTTGCAAACTAAAAAAGCAAAGTCTTTTGATGCCAGCACCACACCAAAACCAGGTATGGGTAAAGGCAAGGCAAGAGGTATGGGTGCTGCTGAATTTGGTGGTAAATTTTCTGGAATTTATTAGTGGATATTGTTTGGCTTATAGAACATCTCCAAAAGCTTCTTAAAGAAAAGAAAGACGCTTTAGAAGATTTAATTTTGAACGGAGCCAAAGACTTCCAAGAATACAATTATCTACGTGGTCGTCACAACGCTATCGAAGACGTAGAGCAAGAAATTAAAGCGTTGCTAGAAAGGAGTATAGAAAACGATGAAAGAGGTACTGGTACCTGATCATATCGCAAGAGAGGTTGAAGCTGAAAAGCAACAGCCCGAAGAAGACAAATCAGAATTAGAACAAGCATACGTCAAATCAGATGACCGTGTGTTAGATCCAAGTCTATTAGATAAATCCTACTTAGAACGTATGCCTCAACCGACAGGTTGGAGATTACTGATATTACCCTATAAAGGTAAAGCAGTAACGAAAGGTGGTATTGTTCTAGCGAAGGAAACCGTCGAAAGAGAATCACTAGCTACTGTGGTGGCCTACGTAGTAAAGATGGGTCCTCTTTGTTATGCCGATCAGAATAAATTTGGCGATACCCCTTGGTGCCAAGAAAAAGAATGGGTATTAATTGGTAGATATGCAGGAGCTAGGTTTAAGCTTGGCGACGATGCAGAGTGCCGTATCATTAACGATGACGAAGTCATTGCAACAATAGAAGACCCTGACGATATCGTTAGTGTCTAAACATGAGAGGAAATCATGCAAGAAAATGAAGCGATACAGACTGAGGAAGAACAAGAGCCTACCGAAGTCGTAGAACTAGATGAAGTTGAGCAAGATTCTGAATCTGAACAGCTAGAAGCTCCTATCGAAGATGTCTCTGTTGAGGAGACAAAGGTTGATCAGGAACAAGACGAGCTAGAAGATTATTCTAAAAATGTTCAGAAAAGAATTAAAACCTTAACTAAAAAAATGCGCGAACAAGAACGCGCAGCTCAATCAGCATACGAGTACGCAAAAAACCTACAGGCAGAGAATCAGGTCCTGAAGCAAAATACGTCTCAATACGCTGAAAATTACCAATCTGAAGCTGAAAACAGATTAAAAGCCCAAAGAGCGCAAGCTAACGCGGTTTTAAAATCTGCTTATCAGGATCAAGATTGGGATAAAGTTACCAAAGCTCAAGACATTCTTGACAAGATAACTGTTGAAGAAAGTAAAATAGCTAATGGTAGATTGTCTATCGAACCAACAACTGAGTATCAGCAAACGCCTTTACCACAAGGACTACAGCAACCTCAACAAACCCCACAACCAGATCCAGCCGCAGAAGATTGGGCTGGTCAAAATGAATGGTTTGGTGAAGATGAGGCCATGACTTTAGTGGCTTTCAATATACACAGAAGATTGGTAGAAGAGGAAGGGTTTGATACAAATGACCCAACATACTATACTGAGATTGATAAACGTATAAGAGCTGAATTTCCACATAAGTTTAGTGGTGGAGAAGAAGCAGAACCTAAAGGTAAGATACAGCAAACTGTAGCACCCGCAGGTAGAAGCGAAAGCTCTGGACGCAAACGACAAGTGAGGCTGACAAAAGCCGAAGTCGAAATGGCACGTCGTTTGAATGTACCGTTACAAGAATATGCTAAACATGTAAGAAGGTAGACAAATGACAAACGAAAAAGAACAAAACGAATCAATTGATGCTAAAGCATCTGCTGAAAACAGAACATCACGTTCTGCTGAAACTCGAGCGAAAGATACTGCTCGCAAACCTTGGCGTCGTCCATCAATGTTGGAAACACCTGATGCACCTGAAGGATACGAATACAGGTGGATAAGAGCTGAAATCGTTGGACAGGAAGATAAGAAAAATATAACTGCTAGGCTTAGAGAAGGTTTCGACCTTGTCAGAGCAGAGGAGTTAGATGGATTTGAAATTCCTACGCTTGACGATGGAAAGCACTCAGGAGTAGTTTCTGTGGGTGGTTTGCTTTTGGCCAAGATTCCTACTGAAACGCGAAATGAAAGAAACGCCTACTTTTCAGAACGCGCCCAATTGCAACAAGATGCAGTTGACCATGATTTAATGAAGGAATCTGATCCAAGCTCTCCGATCTTACGACCAGAGAGAAAAACAAGCGTAACTTTTGGTGGTGGTAATCGTGAGTGATTATCACTGTAATAAAATAACTAACTGAATAAGGAAAACTTATTATGGCAAATAAAGATGCACCTTTCGGGTTTCGTTCAGTAGGCAAAAAAGGCGGTAGCGTAGCTAATGGCGGCGTTACTGAATATGAAATTGCTTCTGGCGCAACTGGAAATATCTTTTCGGGCGACCCAGTTAAGATGTTGAACACTGGTACTATTTTAGTAGCTGGTGCAGCAACAACTTTATTGGGGATATTCAGAGGTTGTAAATATACAGATAGCAATGGAGACGTAAAATTCTCTTCTTACTATCCAACAGCTACAACTTCATCGGATATCGTTGCATTTGTTGAGGATGATCCTGACACACTTTTCGAAGTGCAATGCACAGGATCTTTAGCTCAGACAGCTGTAGGTAACAACGTAGAGTTGGCTTACACTGCTGGGTCTACAAAAACTGGTATGTCTGCGGCAGAAATTTCTTCTACCACAGCGGCTACTACTGCTCAGTTCAGAATCGTAGGATTCTCTACTGATCCATCTAATAGCACTACTGGATCTGCAAACGTAAATGCAATCGTATATATTAATGAGCATTTCTATACCACAGTAACGGGAGTTTAATAATGGCAATTAATAGAGCGCAATTAGCGAAGGAACTAGAGCCTGGATTGAACGCCCTTTTTGGGTTGGAATACTCCAGGTATGAGGCTGAACATGCTGAAATTTTTGAAACTGAATCTTCTGACAGAGCGTTTGAAGAAGAAGTTCTGATTTCAGGTTTTGGTAATGCTGAAGTAAAAGCTGAAGGAACAGGCGTTAGATTTGATAACGCTTCTGAAGGCTACACTTCACGTTACACACACGAAACAGTTGCTTTGGCTTTTGCATTAACAGAAGAAGCTGTTGAGGATAATCTCTATGACAGGCTTGGTGCTAGATACACTAAGGCGTTAGCGAGATCGATGGCTAATACTAAGCAAATTAAGGCTGCTGCTGTACTGAACAATGCGTTCGATACATCAGGAGGCGATGGCGTAACTCTTATCGCAACTAACCACCCTCTAAGTGGTGGTGGTACTCTTGCGAATAGAGCTACAACTATGGCTGACCTTAATGAGACTTCATTAGAAGATGCTTTGATAAACATATCAACATTTACTGATGACAGAGGCTTAACTATTGCTTTGAGAGGAATGAAACTAATTGTTCCACCTCAACTTCAATTCGTAGCTGACAGACTACTCAGTTCTCCAGGGAGAGTTGGTACTTCTGACAATGACATCAATGCAATCAGAAACACAGGAATGTTGCCTGATGGTTATGTAGTGAATCACTACTTAACTGATACAGACGCTTTCTTCATCAAAACTGATTGTCCTGATGGATTTAAGCATTTTGAAAGATCACCTCTTTCAACTGCACTAGAAGGCGACTTTGATACTGGAAACATGAGATACAAAGCTAGAGAAAGGTATTCATTTGGATACTCTAACTTTAGGGCTGTATATGGTTCTCAAGGAGCTTAACGGCAAATAGTAGTCACCGTCACCCGACTACTAGGAAAGGGGATGCTTCGGCATCCCTTTTTTTTACTTTATTTCTTAAAAAAATGAATATATGATAGAAAAGTGTTTAATTAGCTTAATGAGGGCTGCATGCAGTTTCCATTAATACAAATATAAGGAGTTCATAATGGCTAATCCACATTTCCAAAACTTAATACTATGGGCGGGTAATACTGTTGCTTCCAAGCATAAGAAAGACCAACCTATGTTCGTTCCATATCCATCAGATCAAACGTACTACATGTACCAAAATGATTTTTTCACTTATAACTCTGGTGATTGGACTATAACTACAACTGAAGCTGGTACAGGTAGTGCTACTGAAGCTGTGACTTCGTCAGCTGGTGGAGCTTTATTGCTCACAAACGCTGCTGGTGATAATGATTTAGACTTTTTACAATTAAAAGGTGAAGGGTTCAAATTAAGCACAAGCAAAAGAGCATACTTTTCTGCTAGATTCAAAGTAAGCGACGCTACACAATCTGACTTTGTAATGGGTCTTGGTATTACAGATACCACACCTCTTGATACAACTGATGGTGTTTTCTTCCTTAAAGCAGACGGCGGTACAGGTCTTGATTTTTTAGTTGAAAAAGATAATTCTGCAACTACTACATCAGATGTAGCAACAATCGCTGACGATACGTTTATTGTAGCTACTTGGTTTATTGATCCTGATACTTCAAAAGTATACTACTCAATAAACAATGCTGAACCTGTAGCTGTAGCTAATACCAATCTAGTAACTGATGAAGAATTAACAGTTTCATTTGGTATACAAAATGGTGAAGCAGCGGCAAAAACTATGACTATTGACTACGTAGTAGCATCAGTCGAAAGATAGGAGTAAATTATGGCAGGTCGTATGACTGGCTCTGATGTAACTGCGGTATTTATTACCGCAGACACTCAGGCTTTAGATGCTGATGGAATATCAGTAGCAGCAGCAGTAGGCAATAATGCAGCACTTGTTATAGGTGGTGCTTTAGCCTCTGGTGGTTCTTGTACCTTTAATTCAGGAAGAATAGTCACTATTCTATCTGCTGGCAATGATTCTAGTAAGTCGTTCACCGTAGTTGGTACTGATGTTAATGGTGATTCTCAAACAGAATCAATAACAGGTGCAAATGCTGGTACTGCTACTGGAACTAAATACTTCAAAACAATTGCTAGTATTACAGCAGTTGGAAACCCAGCAGGTAATGTTTCAGCGGGAATTAATAATTCTGCTGCTGACGTTGTCTTTGCAGGCAGGAGTAGGTTGCAAGGTATCAATATGGTATGTTCTGCTACAGGTGGAACTTTAGATTTTTTAACAACTTCCCCAATTGGAACCAGCGTGTTCAAACTAGGTAGTGTCTCAGGCGCTACTGTAACTAGAGATATTACTGTACCCGACAATGGTTTATTGTTTGATAGCGGTATATATGTTCAATACACGAAAAGCACTTTTACTAATCTTACTGCTTTCCACGCCTAAAAAATGGCTGAATACAGAGGCAAAACAGTAACTCTGAACAAACCAAGGAGAATCTCAAAGGGTTCTCCTGGGTTCGGTAAGAAAACTAGAGAAGTTTTTGTTAGAGTACCTGCTTCTGGAAAAGTTAAACGTGTAACTTTTGGCGATCCAAAATTAGGCGCGCATCCTAGTAATCCTAAAAAAAGAAAAGCTTACTGCGCTCGTAGTAAGAATTTAGGGGACGATAGAACTAAAGCTAATTATTGGTCAAGAAGACAATGGAGATGTTAAATGGCAAAAGCTAAAAGCGGCGGCAAAATATGTCCATCTGGTAAGGCTTGGGCAAAACGTACATTTGATACGTATCCTTCAGCTTATGCAAATATGGCCGCATCTAAATACTGTAAAGATCCAAACTATGCAAAAGGCTCTAAGAAAAAGAAAAGAGTTAAAAAGGCAGAAGGGGGATTGGTATTTAACATTAGAGGACAAGGCAGAGTAATGCCAAATAGGTTAAGATAATGGGTCAATTAAAGCAATGGCGCGAACAAAACTGGGTTAGGATTGGATCTGATGGTTCTATCAAAGGACCTTGCGGAACCAGTAAAAATAAAAAGAATCCAGATAGATGTTTGCCTAAAGCAAAAGCACAAAGTTTATCAAAAAGTGAAAGAGCTAAAACAGCACGTAAGAAAAAAACAGCTGGCGCTAAAGGTAAAACAGTAGTTGCCAATACTAAAGCAGCAAGAGTTTCTGTAAATAGAGGAGGAGAAATGCTCAAAAACAAATCAAAAGCTGATCTTAATAAAGATGGAAATATATCTTCGTACGAAAGAAAAAGAGGTATGGCTATTGAAAAATCCATGTCTCAACAAAATCGTGTGAAAAAGAAAAACGGTGGATTCGTAGCAAAAGGGTGTGGTAAAGTTATGAATAATCGTCGTAAAGTAACGACTATAAGTTAGAGAAAAATTATGGCAACAAAAAAATCAACAGCAGATAAAAAAATGGAAGCCAAGATGAAGGCTAGACAAAGTGCTAAAGTAAGACCTGATGAGCCTGTAGAGGAAACCAGGATTTATTTGAACATGCCAAAGAAAAAGGCGCCTGCTAAAAAGAAAGCGCCTGTTAAAAAGAAAACTACTAAAAAATAGAGGTTTACTATGTTTAAAAGAACAAAAGGGTACGCAGCTGGCGGTGCTGTAAAATCTAAAGGAATGAAAAAAGGCGGTCCTATGAAGTCCAAGGGGATGAAAAAGGGCGGAGCTATGAAATCCAAAGGATATAAAATGGGTGGCAAGGTGATGAAATCTAAAGGCTATAAGAAAGGCGGAAAAGTTAATAAAAGTAAGTAGTGGCTTACTTACAAAGCAATATCCCACATTTCAAATGCTGGGTTAGAAGAGAATACACACATAATCACGAAAAATATCATGGCGAGTTTCTACACGCTATGGTTGTTGCTGTTACGACTATGCCGTGTCGTTGTTTAAGTTTTCAAGTTATATTCACAGGCATAGAAGCTGAAGGAGAAGAAGAAGATACAGTACATGGGGGCGCTATGTGGGCTAGGATGCCAATAACAGCTCTTGTTGGAGATACCCCTTTTGAAGAATGGCCAGAGCCTATGGCAGTTCACGATGCTCAACCTTGGGATTGTTCCTCACACCACCATGCAGTTTACGTTATAGATAGAGCTACACCTTGTCCTTGGATGGCAAAAATAGATGGTAATTTTTATCCAGCTAAATATATGTTTACTGTGGATTATGCTGAAAATGAAATAGCAGATGATCCTGCCCAACATAAACAAAGTCACGTTTTAGAGTTATTGGATGCAGGAGAATGGACAGGCAATATAGTAGCGTTGCCAAACAATCGCGTCAGGGTCACTCATCCCGCTTGGTTTGAAACTGGATCGGGCGCACCTGATTTTAAACCATCTGCACATATACATTATTCAAAGTCTGATTTAGACTATACGTTGGATGTAAACAGAATTTTTGATAATCTATATGCAGAGGACGACTAATGGCACTTTCAGGCAGTACAGATTTTGAACCTAACGTAACCGAGTTTGTTGAAGAAGCTTTTGAGCGTTGTGGTATTGAACTAAGAACAGGATACGATCTTAAAACAGCAAAAAGATCTATAAACCTTATGTTAGCTGAATGGGCTAACAGAGGTTTGAACCAATGGACGATTGAACAAACTACACAAGCACTAACAGAAGGTACTTCTAGTTATTCTCTTAATTCTAATGTTATTGATATATTAGATATGTCTTTGCGAAGAACAACAAACAACGAAACAACTGATACAAGTATGAGCAGAATTAGTCGTGCTGAATACTTAAACATACCAACTA